CTTTGGAATGTCGCCGTAATGGACGAGTGGGTAAGGAACTTCCGAACCGAAGCGATAGCGAAACTCCCAAAGGTTGAGACAGAGCAGACCCCCGCCCCCGAAGTAATCCGCCAGATAATCGAGGCGCTACGAGTGGACGGAGAAGAAGCAACGGACGGCGAATGTCTGGAAGCAGTCGCCGAGATCATTGAGCGCAACGGCTGGGGCACCGTCTACCAATAGCCGCACCGCCCAACATTCCCCCCAAGGCAAAGACCCGACCGAGTTCCCCCGCTTGGTCGGGTCTTTCGCTTTTCGTCTGCTAACTTGACTGCGTGGCACTCCCGCCACACCAAACGAAAGAAGCACCAATGACTTACCAAGACCCAGACCCAACACCACCGAACGGAACACCGAGACCCACGCCTTGCGCCGCAATTCGTTGCGGAATGTTCGCCCCGTCCCCTGCCCGGTACTGCTCGAAGCACCAAGACACGCTCGGCTCGTTTGCGAATGTCTGCGAGTTCGCTGAAGCGTGGCTGAACGACACCGCCGACATAGAACACGAGCCAGACCGCTTGGCGCTGGCGTTCTTTGATGATGTCCTAAACACGCTTCACAGCGTTATTACTGCGCACCGCCTCGGTGACGCTCAATGGGCGCATAGCGAATATGAACACGCTCGCCGTTTGCTCGGCTGGGTTGAGTGCGACACCTGCGGGGAGTTCATTCCTTCGGACGAGATAGATGTCGAAGGTATGTGCCCTCATTGCGTGGACGAAGCCGCCACCGCCCTCTAGACCCGTTCACAACAGAACCCCCCAAGCGGAGACCCTGCGCCGAGTGCGTGGGGTCTCTTGCTTTGTCTGGTACTCTCACCCTGTCGGCAAGTGCCGACCTAAACGAAAGAAGCACCCAATGACCCACCAACAAGAACCACCGGCACTCACAACCCGTTGTGGCACTCTCTGCGCCGCTCTCCAGCCTTGCGAAGCTTCCTACGCTTGGAATGTTCTAGTGACCAATGTAAGAACGGGCGAAGTGACCAACCTTCCCCACATTGGTAGCGCCCCGTTCACCAACTTTGAAGTGGCGCTGTCTGTTGCGCTTGTTGTCGTGGAGACATTCGATGCCGCTATTGCGTGGGGTTCTGTCTCCGCCTAGACCGAGCCGCACCGCTTCACCACCGAGACCCGCAGGGCCAGACCCTGCGGGTCTCTTTCTGTCTCTGGGCATACCGACCCCATAGACGCGAACTACTCAACACACTCGACCCATAGCAACGCAGGACGACCCACACGGTCCGAAGTGAAGTGTCCCGACCCATACGGTCTCACGCTGACCAGAGGACGCCCACAGAGAGACACACGGGCAACACGCCCAGCACCACCCGCCGCACCACGTCCCCCAGACGAACCCATCACATCACCGGAGACGTCGGGCCGACACTCTGGGGACGACAGACCCCACCAGACCGACAGACCCCAGACGATCCCGCCGAGCCACACCACCCAGCCCACCCCCCCCGACCCCGCTCAGGGGCCCCACGGGTATATAGTATTACTCATTCCCGTACGTTTGGAAATTTTTTGGACCCCTATGCGAGCTGTTGGCAGCCTCCTGGCGGCTAAATCCAGCTTCTGGAGCTAGAAACTGCTTCTGAATGGGGTTCGAGTTGTGTAAAACCTGTACCAAGAATCCAATTCCTAGCAAGCGTAGCGAAAAGATCTCACGTCTTGGTGATTTTCCACAGGTAAGGGAGACTTTCTTGTGCATTCTGTGGAGTTCTATGGGTGGGTTTTCCCCACGGGTGGGGTTTATAGCCTCCCCCCACGCTTTATTGCTCGAAGCAAAGGGTGGCCGTAGCTAAGATTTCTAGCCGACACCCATTAATTGTTGTCTTACTCCACGTATCACGTATTTAAGCTGTGTGGCTAACAGCAGTGGCGTTTTGTGCATGGGGAGTCGGTCCCCGTTTCCGGCCACCAATACCATTCCTGCCGCTCATGCTTTATGTGCAGGGTCTAGGTCGTGCTTGCCTCGCCTGCTTCCCAGCGGTAAGGGCTTGATTAATTGCTTTCAAAGAGATTAGCAGGTGGGTGTAGCAGAAACAACCTGTTGACAAGAAAATATTTTGTGGAAAAGGGTTGACAATCTCGATTAGGTGCTATAGATTGATCTTACCTACTACAAGGAGGAATCATGGAGAGATGGGATGGAGAACAACCACAGGCTGATCCAAAGGATCGGGACATCGAGGATGGTTGCTGGCGATGAACCAGGAAGAATGGCTGAAGTACGGCTGGGAACAGGGGTATTGCGGGCCGCCACTGTGTTTTACACATGATGGCATCCCAACCACCCCAGATGAGGATGAAGAGCTTGATGAGGGTCACGATCCTTGTTTGCATGGAGTTCGGCTATATGATGACCGTACACACCGGCTTGGAGTGGAAGTAAACCACACCGAGTCAACTTGGAGAGCAGAAAACAGAGGATGGACCCGATGAGTAGGGATTACGGCAAATACATCCACATTGATGACATTCCGGAAGAATTCATTCACATGAAGCACATCGAGCAGGACTACATCCACATTGACGACTATAAGGACGAAATCGAGGCATGGGAGACCATTGCCGCTGATCTCTACGAAGCTGTCAAGTGTTTACAAGAAATACTCGAAGACAGAAGCGAATGCGGCCCCTGCCAGGGTGCCATTCAAAGGTATAAGGAGGCTACAGGTGCCTGATCCATTTGAAGTCCAGCGGGCAATCCGTAACGCAACGGAGCGTTCTGGTGACTACAGACACAAGCATTATCAGATGCCAGAGGATTCAAAGGATACTGATTACTGGCGTAAGCGTTGTACTGAGCTTCAGGAGGAAGTTTGGAAGTACCGGCGTGAATCGTGGCGGCTGCGCGACGAATTACTCGATCTGAGGGAATCTATTTCAAAAGCTTTAGAAAGGAAGCAATGAGTGCAAAACCACAACCAGTACTCCCGTTTAACCCAATTGAGCGCTTTTTTGGGCGTCCTGAGTATAACGACACTGATCATGCACTGGTTATTGGGGTAGAACGAACATCTATCGAGCGGTGGCGGCGAAAAGGAATTCGCTTCTATGTTGCAGATAAGCTCGTCACGCGGCTAGGATATCATCCATCATACTTCTGGCCAGACGAATACTGGACTACACCTTTAGGAGAATCATGAATAACATCACCATCGTAGGCAACATGGGGTCAGACCCTGAATTGTCCTTCACCACGAACGGTAAGGCTAAGGTTCGCTTTAGTGTTGCCGACACCCGTGAAGTCAACGGACAGAAAGAAACCACATGGCACAAGTGTGTTGCGTGGGGTAAAACTGCTGAGAACATCGCTTCGCTGTTCACTAAAGGCCAGCGCGTCATCTTGAGCGGTCGCTACAAGATGGACGAGTACACCACAAAGACCGGCGAGAAGAAGCAGAACTTAGAGGTATTGGTTGACGATTGTGGGCAGAGCATTCGCTTTGATCTGCCCAATACCGACCGCCCAAGTTTCTCAAAACCCTCTGCCCCACAATCGAGCATGTTTGAAGATGAAGAGCCGTTCTGATGCGTTCAAAGATGACGCTGCTTGTAAAGGATTGGGGCCAGACGTATGGTTCCCTTCCGAACCACAAGGAAAAGATTTTTTTGCACAAGCACGTGCAATTTGTAATGAATGTCCAGTCAAAGTTGACTGCCTAGAATACGCATTAAGTTTTCCGTCAGTAGAAGATACTGCCGGTATGTATGGAGGATTATCACCATGGCAAAGGGAAAAGATTCGTCAGAGCCGTTTGACGAAGACACCTATCACAGACAACTCGTATGGGAGGAATTCCTTCAAAGAGCCGTTGAGGCAGGAAATAAAGCTATCGACTGGTTCGATCTCGCAGATTACGCCGAAGAAATGGTTGCAGAGTCAGTTATCGAAGAAGTCTACAACGAACGATGGAACTCCACAGGAGACGTCGTTATCGCAGCCTTCAACTTCTTGTGGCCAGAGATTGAGTCTTTGGCAATCAAGCTTGGAGTCCCATTTGAACCCGAAATCATGGAAATACACGGTATCGAAGATGACAACTGAATACACAACCCCTAAGCAAACAAAATTGCTTCTTGGATCCACTAAAGCAGCACCAGATACCGAAATCACAGCAAAGGCACTTGCTGGCGTTTTGGCTGCCGGGTGGCCTGATCCGTTGCCTGAACACATTGCATCTGCTATCTTTATGGGGTGTTCATATGTTATGAATCTTGGCAAGATAGCTTTTGATGCGGGAACACTTACCGCAGAAGAAAATGCAGCGATCCAAGGCGTAGCTGAACTCTCAATGCAAATTTGGAAGAACATTTACGATCAGGTAAAGACAACATGACAGACAATAACGAAGACAAGCCGGTAGACCCTAAGATCGCGAACATCCTGCCGTATGTCTTCACTAAGGAAACTGCTGCCGAAAACGCTCGAAAGGCGACCAAAAAGCGTGTAGAGAACAAGCAGAAGGAAAAGTACGTTCGTCAAGGCATGACAAAAGAAATCCTTGCCGCACAGGAGCAACTCAAGAAGCTCGGTCTTTCTAAGCTTGCAGCTACTATTCCTCGCGAAGATCTACCTAAAATGGCTATCGCCATCATGGCAGACAACGCTTTGCGTGTTCTTGGCGGCGAATGGGAGATTGGATCGGCAGAAGAAGCCACAAAGATTGCAAAGATCTGGCATGACATTCTTCGTCTTGAAATGAACCAGGCAACTACTATTTCCGGTACACAAAACGAAACACCGGAATCTCGTCAGAATCGTCTTGAAGAACTGCGCCTTGAGGCAAAGCGCCGCGTTGAGGGTGGTTTGCGGGCTGTTGCCGGTGACGCATGAACCATCTTTTATCCGATGATGAGTTTAGTAACCTTTCTACAAGAGAGCAAGATGAGTATCTCAAGCTTCTTGAAGAGGATATGTCGGCGTGGTCTCTTCAAGGAAACGATCGTCAGCTCCGCGCAAACCTCCTCCTCGGCAAAGTCGATTGGCTTCTTTACGGTGGGGCGGCAGGAGGAGGTAAGTCAGAACTTCTTGCTTACCACGTCCACGACCTCAGCACCAGATTTCCCGGCCATCGCAGTCTACTTATACGTACCTCGTTGCCCGAACTGCGCCGTTCTCTCATCATTCGCACACAGGTTAGATACTCTCAAATAGATGTTGAAGCTACCCTTAGGTCGGTAGACAACGTTAAAGCCTGGTGGTATGACAATGGAAGCATTATTGAATACGGTTACTGCGCCCGCGATGAAGATGTTGGGCAGTTCATGTCTGCTGAGTATGACTTTATTGGCTTTGACGAAGCTACGCAGTTCACGCCGTACCAGATGTTGATGATCTCTGGTCGTCTTCGTACTAGCAAAAAAATGGCCGCTTCAGGTGTAAGAACACACGTTATGTTCGCCACAAACCCCGGTGATCGTGGCCACACCTTCCTTTACCACATGCTTGTTGGGCCCACACAGTATGGAAAATACGCCGTTGTGTATGATGTGTCAAACGGGTTCGAGGACCCACCTATTGTGCGTTTGGTAGAACTGCCGGACGATCTAGAGGAGTTGGCTAAACTTGAAATTGATCACGACCCGAATAACCACCTGGTGGTTGCTTTTGTCCCTTCTACTGTTATCGACAACCCTCATATTGATCCGACCTATAAGAAACATCTCTCGATGCTTCCTGAAACCGAAAGGCGTCAGAAACTTATGGGAGATTGGGACACGTTTACGGGGCAGTACTTCGTGGAGTTTAAACGCGACCTACACGTTGTACCCCCGTTCCCAATACCGGATTCGTGGCAAAAATATAGAGGTGTTGACTTCGGAACAGCCAACCCTTATTGCTGCCTCTGGGGCGCGATCGACCCGTCAGACGGCACTATGTATATATATCGGGAGGCTTATGCTAAAAATCTCACTGCAGCAGAGCAGGCCAGGGCTATCAAACGGCTATCTGTATCTTCCGAGAACAAACAGGAAAATTTCACTATGACAGTTGGTGACCCATCTATGTTTAGTAATGTTGCCGGTACGGGTACAACCGTTGCCAGTCTTTACAACAACAATGGCGTCATCCTCCAAAAAGCCAAAAACCAGCG